GTTTAATGACATGATGGGGCAATTTCTTGTGGAATTGCACAAGACTTTTCCAGATGAAAAAAGCATTAAGAAGATGTTAACCTCGTTCGACCTTCTTAAGAGTACAAGTCCTCGTCTCCTAGTTAATGGGTTTATGGACAGTGTTAAACCCCACGCCGATAGCGTATCTGCCAAGGATGAGAACTTCATCCTCGTTCATTCCAAGGATATTGACTTTCTTAATGAAATGGATATCATCAATTTGTGGAAACGTATGAGTGATGGTACCAAGGATGCTGTTTGGCAGTATCTTCAGACTTTGTACATTCTAGGAACCACTATCCAATCCGTACCCGAAGACACTCTCACCGCTATTGAGGCTATGGCCAAGGATGTGGCCGATAAGATGGCTTCAGGTGACGGTGGTGACATTAACCAGGATGCACTCATGAAGATGATGGGTTCTATGTCTGGTATGATGTCCGGTATGGGAGATATGGATTTGGGTGCTCCTAAAAAGAATGGTACTCGCCGTCTCCCCAAAAAATAAACCTCATCTATATTAAATGAAAGTTTGGTTCGAAGATCCTCAACAACTTGTCAGTAATAAAAAAATTCTAGAGTTCTGGCCTAACAGCAAACAAACACCAGAGGATAGGATCAATTCGGCATCCCGTTTTATTATTTACACCATGTGTGTTTTATTCGTGATTCGCCGGGATCCTCGTATATTCGTTCTAGGTGCGACGATGTTATCTATCATTTACGTGATGTACAAGGCGAAACTTGTCAAGGAGCCATATGGTTCCACGGACAAGGCGAATGTATGTCAGAAGCCCACTAAGGAGAATCCCCTTGGTAACGTGCTCATGACAGATTACACAGATGCCCCAAATCGTCTGGAAGCCTGCTATTATGCCACAGCCCAGCCTTTAATCAAAAAGTTCAGTGGTGATCAGGTTTCGTTTGATTCTGGACGTTCTCGTTCTACTTTGCCTATGTACAAGCGTAACGCTTTTGAGCGTCAGTTTGTTACTGCACCAGTGTCAAAAATTCCAGGCGATCAGACCAAGTTTGCCGAATGGTTGTATGGTCCCAAGAATGCTCCCATGTGTAAGAGTGATTCGAAGTTTTGTAATCCCGATGCGAGGGGTGTCCAATTGGAGGCTTTTGCCGGAATTGGTTCTGATGGGGATGTGAGAGGTCTCAGAGGTGGTGGTCGTGTGCGAGGTGGTGGCGGAACCTATAGTTAGATTAATATTCTCATGTAATAATAAATGGCGTATCAACTCCAACCTGGTCTCTCAATTGTTGAAAACACCGGTGCCCTACCGGGTGTAAAAGCGACTGATGAAGTTTTCGTTTACCCTCAGCCCAGTCACTTAAACAGTGGATCCCGCCCCAATACTATGTTGTATGGTACCGCACCTTATATGGCCGGTAAGGGTGCTCCAGCGAAATTCATTGATACGAGTGACGAACTTAGACCCCAATCCACATCCCGTTTCAACAAGCATATCATTCAGACGTACGAGCGCAATCTCTTTCCTCTCTCCAACATGGAATGCAAGGTTCCTCTTCGCACCATTAAATATGAACCCGCCAGCACCCGCGCTGATCTTCAAAATGGTCTTTTCCAGAAAAGATACGTTAATAAAAATGTCAGTAAGAAATAAGAATGGCTGATCCTATTTCGGTTTTAGCCGTAGCTGGTCTCGTTTATGCTGGAAGGACTTTAAGTAAGTCCAAGACTGAAAACTATAGTCCAGAGGCAAATATCACATTAGCAAATGATAGTGGGGCTGGTCCCGCTCTTCCTCCTACATTCAAAGAGAATGATTTTGTTTCCCGAGTAGATGTCCCATCCAAGAAGGAGATGGCAAGTTTCGCGGATATTGGTCGTCAGCAACGAAGTGGTGGACAAGAATTACTTGACATGCGTGGTCGTATGTTTGATCAGGGGCGTATGAATAACCTTTCTCCAGTAGAGAAGCAACTGGTCGGTCCCGGTCTAGGTGTTGACGCCAATGTGCCAGCTGTTGGTGGGTATCAGCAGATGTTTAGGGTCAACCCCATTAATGTCGGTGAGTACCGCTTAACAACTTTACCAGGACGTTCTGGTCCAGCTGCGGATGTTACCGGTGGTCGCTCTGCGAAGGTTGGTCAACTTACTCATAACAAACCCGAGACAACCTCCTACTTACCCTCTAGGTTACCTACTATGGCTGGTCGTGCTCAGGGCATGACTGGTGTCGTTCCCCGTAACGAGCATGAGAGAACTAAGAGAACCACCAACCGTTCCGAAACTGGTATGCGCAATGATGGCTTAGGATACAATGGTGCTAAGCGTATGGTTTCGGCTCAGACGCTCGCCCAAGATCCCACGAGGTTCAAGGCTGATCGCAACGATGAGCAGTACATGTACAACAACCAACCAGCCCCAGGTATTCACAGTTTCCACGGTGCTTACGCCACTGGTGCTGCGAGCCGGGTCAGTGCTAAGACCAATGAGGAACTCGCCAAGTATGGTTTCCGTCCAGAAGATCGTAGAGGCAAGCCAAACAGGATGGGCAACGCTGGTCGTATGAATGTTCGTGAGAGCGCCCTCAAGCAGGGTGGTAAACTTACCGCGGTTCGCAGTGACACCTCGCGCATTGATGGACGTATGAATGCGGCTGATGGTGGATGGACCCAACAGTATCAGAGCAAGACGTTCCACCAGTTCAACCCTTACAAGGGTAATGAAAATCCCAACTCCAAGAATCTTGGTCTCGCTGCTAAGCAGTTACAAAACAACCCTCTTTCACATGCCCTCTATCGTTAGATATTTGACTTAAAATGTTGAAAACACTCATTAAAATATTGTGCCTATATTTTAATGAAGGTCCATACCCTAAGCATAGATAGTAGTCAGCGTGATTCGAGTGTATACCCAAACTCTAACAACTACGTCATTGCGTTAGAAAATCCCATATATCACGTCGAGGAGATACGACTTATGTCTGCACGTATTCCTACACCTCAATCACCTTCACCCAATTCCTTAATTTTGAGACTGTCTTCAGGTTCAGACGAACTCAATCAATCTGTGTATGTGGGGAGACCCCAAGATAGTGGTCAAACGGGTACACCACATTACACTGGTCATATCCTTCTCGATGGTACAACCAGTATAACATTTAACGGTTCTGATGATCCCCTCGTACACCGATTTCACTCAGGACCACAGAAGGTTATCAAAGATATAGGAATTGAATTTTTGTACATGAATAACGGCGTTCTCACAACATATGAAGTTGGTAACACCGAACACGTTCTAAAGTTTGAGATTAAGTGTTCCACGGACAAGCTTGAGGGTTTAACCAAAGTTCCATTGGACAAGTTTTTGAAAAAGGAGAAGAAAAAGGAGAAAGTAAAGAATCTAGGAAGCGAGATTCTGTACAACCAGGAAGTCTATATTTACATAGGCATTATTGCCTTCTTCGGCATTGTATTGATGTTTCTTATGAAAGGGGGCTCTAAAGTCCCACCACCACCACCACCAACTTAGCGGGTAATGGCGTAGACTGGCTGAGCAGGCTTGGATACGCGAGTAGACACAGTGGAGATCATCATGTAGACCGCGATGGAGAGGAGGGTAGTAAGCACCGCAGTGAGCGCGTACTGGGCACCACCATTCTTGGGCACCTTAATGACCTGGTTAATAATGAAACGAACGACATCCATCCAGGACATCGCCGCCGCGAAAGAGAAACCGGCAACAATCGCGTTGAGAGACTGGGTCTCCAGCTCCTGGGTAACAAGGGTGACAGTTTGCATAGCCGCCTTCATCGTGAGTAGTATACTATAGGTTAGGAAAATTATTTATTCTGGTAACAATTCTTCCTTTTCAATTTTTTTATATTTAGTCTTTTTAACGTTTTTTGAATTCGCAAAGAGTTGATCGTCCCCTGATATATCTCCGCTAGAGCTGCTCTCTGAATCGTCGTTTTCACCATAAACATGAAGTTTTACTCCAGAATCGTCAAAGTTCCAACCTTCAGGCTCCCATTGGCTCATTACTATTAATAGCATTTTTTAACATCTGTTCTGTCGGATTTTGTGGCACCCACGAATCCCAACGATCG